CAGTATCATCAAACTCCATATTGGCATCAGTCAAAATTTCTTTCAAAGCTTCGATTAATATCCGAAATGCTGAACTTTGTACTGTTTTGACATCTAAAATTTTTGACATAGTCTGTTATAATATTTATTATAAGTTAATTACTTAAATACTTTAACGAAAATTTCAAATATATTAAAAATATTTATTTCTGTTTATACTATATATTAATAATGAGTAATCGAAGAAATAAATGTTATAAGCCTTATTATATTAATGATGATTGTAAAGTAAAATCGCAAAGTAAGTATATGGTAATTGAAAATAATAATAAAAATAAAAAATGTTTGCCATCTAAAAATTTCCATTGTCATTATAAAGCAACGGGAGAATTAGTGTGTAAACCAGATATAATCGATATTCACGATTATATGAGAAAATCAAATATAATTGATACCAATAAACAATATAAAGAGATTTCTAAAGGTGGAATTCAAAAAGCACAATGTTTATACGATGCTTTTGGTAATTTAGTATGCGATATCAATAGTAATTATTAATTTACCATTAATATGAGTTAATTAAGAAATATAAAATATAAAATTGAAACATTACTTTTAATAAATATAAATATTTATTAAAAATAATGTATATGTCTAGAAAAAACAGAGATGCCGCTTTATTACAGATGAATGATTCTGATTCTGATTCTGATTATGAAGAAGAACTTTCTCCATGTTTAATGAAATTGTATAAATTTTTTAATTGGTTTTCACTATTAATAAGTACGTATTTAGTTTCAAATAGTATATTACTAAAATTCAAATATTTAGATTATATTGAATTAGATGATAGAATTCTTTATCCATTATTTGGTATTGGTGTTTTATATATAATTTGTTCTTTACCTTCGTTATATTGTTGTCTTAAAAGAGTGTGTATGAAATCGTACTGCTTATATTTAATGTATGCATCAATTATTTTAGAAGTCGGTTATGGAATTATTTTATATATGAAAAAACCAGAATTATTTGAAAATCTTGGATTGAAAATATTTTTATTATCTTTAGGTTCTTTTCACTTAATTTATCTTATTTTTCTTACAGCGTTAAAAAAATGGCGGTGTTAAAAACATAAAGTAAATATCTAAAAAGATAATAAAGATGAATTATTATCAAATATTGGAAATTGATATTAACGCAGACGATAATTTAATTAAAAAAAGTTTTAGACAGTTATCCAAAAAGCATCATCCTGATAAAGGTGGTAATGAAATAATTTATAAAAAAATAACAGAGGCTTATAATGTGTTAGGAAATTTAGAAAAAAAGAAAGAATATGATAATTTGTTATTTAATGTGAAACCTAAACAACAAACTATTATTTTAAGTGATGATGATGATGATGATGAAGATGAAGAAGATAATATAATACCGGAACAAACTTTTTTCCGGCCACAAAAAAAACCAACTAATTATTTTGAAAAAAGAGATCCATTTGAAAACGTGATAAATAAATTTATGCAAGATAATCGTAATTATATAAATTTAGAGGAAGATGAGGATAATAATGAACAAGATGAGAAAATTAATATTTTATTAAAAAAATTATATAATGGTAATCATCTCAGTACTGAAATTCTTGAAATACTAAATAAAAATTTTCCATATGATATATCACATATTACAAATTTATGGGGGGATGTCTTACAAAAAGAAGAACCGACGATACAAGAGAAGAAAAAGACATATAAAATATCTACGCCAATCAGTAATTTGATAACAACAAATAAAAAGAAAATAGTGATAAATTATTCAAAAGTATGTACTAAATGTTTGGGAATATTTAAACATTATAAATGTAGAGGATGTTTAACAACATATCAGAAAAAAAAAACCCGATGTTTAGAATGTCACACAATTTTGAAACCAATTTATTGTAAAAATTGTAAAGCAACCGGTAAATTAAATAAAAAATTAACATTCAATATCGCATTATATGCGATGGAAATAATACCTAAAAATTATAAAAATATAGTGATACAAATCATTCCGAAAAAATGTAATGATTTTAATATTGTAAATGATATTGATTTAAAAACGAAATATAATATATCACTTTATGATTGTATTTTTGGAACTACTATAAAAATAAAATACTTTTCTCAAAAAATATTAGTCGTAAAAATTCCTCCTAGGGTTCCTATTCACACTCCTTTTATAGTAAAAAATTATGGAATTTTTGATAAAACTGGAACTAATCGTGGGAATTTATTAATTGAATTAATAATAAAATATCCTCAAAGCATTAATGAAAAATCAAAATTATTAATTAAGTCTTTATCATAAAAATATATAAGTATGTGATCAATATAATATAAAATAATGAGTTCATTTGGTCGTTTATACAAAGTAACAACATTTGGTGAATCGCATTGTGATAGTGTTGGAGTAGTAATAGATGGATGTCCTTCAAATTTAGATTTAACAGAAGATGATATTCAATCTCAATTAGATAGAAGGAGACCTGGTCAAAGTAAAATTTCAACAGAACGAAATGAAACGGATAAAGTAAAAATTCTTTCTGGTACAGAAAGAGGTAAAACACTTGGAAGTCCAATTGGTGCTATTGTTAAAAATAGAGATATGAGGCCAGAGGATTATAAATTTGATAAAAATAATTATCTTGTTAGACCATCACATGCTGACTTAACATATCATTTAAAATATGGAATACATGCTTCTAGTGGTGGTGGAAGATCTAGTGCTCGTGAAACTATTGGAAGAGTCATAGCAGGAACAATTGCTGAAAAATGGATGTATGAGAAATATAATGTGGATATAGTAGCTTGGGTGAGTTCGGTTGGGAATATTAGTTTTGATATATTTAATGACAAATATAAAAATTTGTATCAAACATTAAGTCGTCAAGATGTTGATAAATCAATTGTTCGTTGTCCTGACGAAGATATAGCACAAGAAATGATTAAATATATTGAACAATTAAAAGATGATGGTAATACAACTGGTGGAATTATTAGTTGTGTTTGTAGGAATGTTCCACAAGGATTGGGAGAACCATGTTTTGATAAATTGGAAGCAAAATTAGCACATGCGATGTTATCAATTCCATCAACTAAGGGATTTGAAATTGGTTCTGGATTTGCTGGAACAAAACTAACAGGTAAAATTCATAATGATATTTTTATCAAAAAAGGTAATAAGATAGGAACTATTACAAATAATAGTGGTGGTATTCAGGGTGGTATAACAAATGGAGAAGATATATATTTTAAAGTGGCATTTAAACCAGTATCAACAATTAAAATGAAACAACAGACGGTTGATTTATCTGGTGTTTCTAAAACTTTAACGGCAAAGGGTAGGCATGATCCATGTGTTGTTAATAGGGCAATTCCTATTGTAGAATCAATGGCTGCAATGGTTATAATGGACGCAATTTTAATACAAAAAATGAGAAATTAAAATCTTAATATATTATATAAAATATGATTAAAACATTTAACGAAATTTTTAATAAAATTTCTCCTTTTTTAGCACCACAATTTATCGCTGATATGATGGTCAAAACTGCACTTTTATTCTATATATCATTTCAATTAAGTAAATTTATTGATAGTTTATTTCCAGTTGTCGACCCAACTAAGAGTACTACAATGATTTGGATTGAATTATCAGTCCAAGTAGGTGTCTGTGCAGTAATAGCATTTTTGTATAGAACTATTTTAACACAGTTAGGAAATAAATACGACTTTTTGGGTGACGAAATGTCCAATTTATCAACAAAGGGAGCTTCCTTAATTGCTGGAATGTCTTTTCTCGGAATGCAAAAGAACTTAAAAGCAAAATATAAAATTTTAAAAAAAAGAGGATAAACATTTAAATTGATTTAACCCGTTTCACATTTAAAATGTTACATTATTTTAAAATTATAACTCAAATAGATCCGAAAATATTACTGAATATTCTAAGGGATTTCCCCAGATTCCATATTGAGATTTATGTCTGCAATATTTTTTAAATACTAAATTTTTGGTCTGTTTCAATTTTGATAATTGTTCAATAAAACATTCACATAATTTTTTGTTCTGATCGAAATTTTCATCATATCTTAAATAAATATATAAAATATGATTTTTCTTAACAAAACAATCTTCATTGATTATATTTTTAATATCATCAATAAGTTTTGTTACTTCATTTTCATTACAAATAGAGTCATAATTAATATTTAATAAGAATACACATTTTAAATTTTTATAATCATTCATAAATCGTTTAATCCTTCGTTCGTATTTTCTATTTATTTTTACACTGGTGATTAAATCAGAGTCATGAGTAAATTCTGTCTGAGGATAATGTTTAGAACTTACCTTACCATTTTCGTTTATTGATAAGTCATTTTTAAAATTTATAAAAGATGAATTAATAAGGTTAAAAAAATATTCAGGAGTATATATCGATCGTATATAAATATAATCAAAAGGTCCTGCATAATGTTTTAATTTGAGGTATTCTAAAACGTGTGAAGGATGACAATCACATCCAATTGAATAGTATTTTATTTCGGATTTACTAGTCATATATATATGTATATGTATATATATATTTTTATGAATCCAGTGGGGCTTTACCTTTGGTATAATTCCACTTGTTAAAGATTTTTTTTTGTAATTTTTAAAATTTGTATAGTAATGGAGTCGATTGTGTCATGAGATTTATTATTAATAAAATAATTATTTTTATCTATTTCTAAATATTTTTCAAGATCTAACATATATTTTTGGGTAACATATCCTTTCCTGTGATTTAATCTTTTTATGATAGTATTTCTATCTGAATTGATATAAATAAATTCAACTGAAGGATTTTTATCTTTAATTATTTGACGATGTTCATTAAATAATGATGCTTGTGAAATAACTAAATTTTGATGTTCTTTTTTAAGTTTATAAATTTTGTCGGCGATAATATAGTGATACTCTTTAACATCTTCTACAGTGAAATGTTTGCCTTGTTTTAATTTATTTTTCATTTTTTCTGGAAGATATTCATCAGCATCTTGGAAATAAAAATTAAATTTACTTTTATAAACTTCTCCTATAAAGTTTTTACCTGCACCAGGCAATCCATATAAATATATTAGCATGTCTAAATTATATTAACATTATTAATTTATTTACGTAAAAGGTATATGTTAATTGGAATTAATATATATAAAAATTGATTTAAAAATAAATTTTTATATATAAAATAAAATTGATTTTAGTTTAAATAAATAAATTAATTATGGAAAATATTCAACAAACTCATAAATTTATTAAGCAAATAAATAAATATGAATCCGACGTTGATGATAACATTACGTTAGATAGTAATACAACTTGGGAAATTGTGCGTTCATATTTACAACAACACAGGGGAAAGCAATTGGTTGCTCATCAATTAGATTCATATGATAATTTTATTGAGTATGATATACCGAATATAATTAAGGAACATAATCCAATTTTAATAACTAAAATATTTCAAGATAGTCGTTATTCCAAAATTCAATATCAAATTACTTTTGACAAACCTAATATAAGTAATCCTATTACGACTGATAGTTCAGGTAGAGTAAAGAAATTATATCCAGATGAAGCAAGAATACGGCACTTAACTTATTCAATGCCTTTAAGTATTGGTATAAAACAGACCGTTCTTTATTATGATAATAATAACAATATAGTAAATAAAAGCAATACTTTCGCAAATCGGATAGTTGTTGGACATATTCCAATAATGGTTTATTCAAAATATTGTTTAGTATCTCGTAATATGCATAATTATAAAAATATAGGTGAATGTCGATATGATTTAGGTGGTTATTTTATTATAAATGGTAGTGAAAAGGTAATAGTTTCTCAAGAGCGAATGTGTGATAATAGACTTTATATATTTAAAATGAGACAAACAAAATATTCTCACATATGTGAATGTCGTTCTAGTAAAAATATTAGTGATATTTATCATTTGATTCAAATTAAAATTTTATCAAAAGATGGATTAAGTGGAAAATGTACATTAAAAGTGCGAATACCTCATTTACGTGAAGATATACCAATATTTATTTTATTTCGTGCTTTGGGTTTTACATCAGATAAAGAAATTATTTCATTTATAGCAGGAAGCGAAGTAGATAATGATTACGTAGAATTACTAAAACCATCAATAATAGAAGCGAATGATTTAATATTTCAGGAAAAGGAAATAAAAACACAAGAAGAATCTTTAAAATATATAAATAATTATTTAACTACGAAATGTACTAATGTTGGCGACTATCTAAATCGTAGTCTTTTACCACATCTAGGTAATAATCCAAAAAACAAGTGTTATTTTTTGGGTTATATGATAAAATGTTTATTAGATGGTATTTTAGGCAAACGAAATCTTTCTGACAGAGATCATTATTCAAATAAGAGAGTTGAGTTGCCTGGAACTTTATTATCACAAATATTTAGACGATTATATAATAAAATGTTAAAAGATTTAAAAGCATCTATTTATAAAGAGATTAGTACAAGTTGCGAAGTTAATATTACAAAATTAATAAAATCTTCGACAATTGAAAATGGATTTAAATTTGCTTTAGCAACAGGTAATTGGAATATAAAAGCTGGAGTGAATAAAAAAGTAGGTGTTGCTCAAGTATTAAATAGATTAACTTATTCGGCAACTCTATCACATTTACGGCGTTTGAATACTCCAATCGATAGATCTGGTAAATTAGTTAAACCCCGACAATTACATAATACACATATAGGAATACTTTGTCCAGCGGAAACTCCAGAAGGTCAATCAGTCGGTATCGTAAAAAATTTAGCATTAACGGCTAATATTACAATTGGTTCAAGTGATGAGACGATCAAGCAAATTTTATTTGATAATGATTTAATAAAACTTAAGGATTTAGAATATAAAGATTTAAACAATACTACTAAAATTTTGTTAAATGGAGACTGGGTCGGTGTTCATAAAGAACCAATAAAATTAAGACAATTAATGCTTAATTTACGAAGACATGCTGAAATTGATTATCAAAGTTCAATTGTTTTTGATACAAATTTAAATGAAATTACTATCAATACTGATACTGGTCGTTGTTGTAGACCATTATACATAGTTGATGATGATAATAAGTTATTAATAAAAAATGAGCATATGAAAAAAATAGTATCTGGGAAGTGGTCTTGGAAACATTTAATTCGTTTTGGTTTAGTTGAGTATATTGATGTTGAAGAAATGGAAATTTGCATGGTTGCAATGAATATTTCTGATTTAGAAGGTTCTGAAATTAAATATACTCATTGTGAAATTCATCCAAGTTTAATGTTAGGAGTTTGTGCTTCGATGATTCCATTTCCAGATCATAATCAATCTCCGAGAAATACTTATCAATGTTTAGATCCAAATGAACCAGTTTTAATGGCTGATGGAACTAGAAAATTAATAAAAGATATCAAAATTGGTGAGGAAGTGATGTCATTCAATCCAATTACCTTAAATTATGAACGAACAAAAGTAATTAATCAATATGTAAGAAAAACAGAAAAGAAAATATATAAAATTAGAACAATATCAGGTAGAGAAATTACAGCGACAGAAGATCATAAATTTATGACATCAAGTGGATGGAAAATGGT